TACAGTTCGTTTGCAACAAGAAGATACTGCTCAGCAGCATAGATGAGATAAGGATCGCCCGCCTCTGGATGAGGAAATCCAAATACAGTGTTGAGTTGTCTTCTTGACTGAACGACCGTTGGTATATTGATTGGACCTTTGCTCGCAAAGCCAACAAGACCAGCCCTGTGGAAAGACTGCTCGGGCGCGATAAAGCTCAAATCTTTTTCGGTTATACGAACCGACGGTGAAATAGTATTTGAGGGCGGAAAGCCTTTAAGGATTGCCATGACGTTATTCTCCCTTGTTCATTTCTTTTTTTGTTAAGTGTCGCGTCGAGATGAGCCCCATCCGTTCTGCTCTTTCGACATATTCCGTGTTTCTTTCATCCTCTAGAATGTAAACATTGTTTCCTGCGCCTACGCCGGGAACATTCAGAGTCGTAAACGCTTTTGGTGACTTTCTTGATCTTATAAGTATTTGTACAGGACTCCTGGTTTTATTCTTTATTTCAATCATTAGGTCTGCCTTTCTATGTTTTCGACGCTATCTTCCATCCTCGCCAAAACTTCCGCAACTTTCTGCTCTTCTACACTATTGTGGAAATCCACTTTTGTGCCAAGAACAGACCTATTGCGGACCATTGGCTGTGGTATGTATGCCCGTGCGGTCAAATTAAATTCGAACTTTATTATTCGCTGATTTTGATCGCCTGGCTCATTATCCACATTGTTCGCTATGGAGTCCAAGGAAACCGTCGTCTCCCAATTAACTCCTCTGATTCGTATATATGCAACTGGAGAAAATTTTAGTATGACCTGCTCCAGAATTTGATCCATGTCTTCCATGTACATCGTCCAAACAACCAGAGAATAGGTCTTATTTACAGGAATTCCGCGAGCTACGCCAAAGACTGTATCTCGTTCAAATTTTTCTTTAGAATATAATCCTGGTCTTCGTTCAGGATCCAATCTTCTCATGTAATCTAATGCTTTGTGATATGTGTATCTGGTTTGATCAAATTCCATTCCTGAAGAATATATCGCGAGCATGGGAAGACGTATTCGCTCTACTACCAAACTTCCATCTTTCCTGACGTTGTCTTGAAGAATCCAAGCCACTGCTTTTTCTTGAGTTCCCCAGACAATCGGAACCTTGTGAGCTTTTCCATCTTCATCTATAACAACTATATTTGAAAAAAGATCGACTAGTGCTTCATCACAGCCCCGCAAGCTTTTTGAATATCGATATAAAACCTGTCTGTTTGGATCTTTTATGTCTTCAACTATCTGACCAGTTTGCATCGGATCACATTGCGCTTCTTTACCTATGCCAACTTTTGATCTTGCTGCTTTTTCGAGCCAACCAAGACCTAACCCTTCTGGTCCAGCACAGCCTTGACCTACCTTTTCTTCATTTCTGCTGGTTTCTGCGGGAGGTATTGAATTGCACTCGTTGATACTTTTGTTTTGATAATTACCGGGATTGACGGACATCATTACTCCTGATTAAGATATGTAGAAACCAATGGAAGAAATTCAAGTAAAATATAGGACGTGGTACAGGGGTTCCGCCCCCAGACCTATAAAATTACAGATACCAGGCTGGGCTGGAATCAATCGCGACCACGAAAATGGAGCAACTCCCCAGGCTTGGCATTGTCCTCCATTTGTCGACGGCAGCACATACGGACATGAACTTTTATATCCTTTTAAAAATGAATGTAGAGTTAAAAGAATAAATGGAGAACTTATTTTTGAAGGAGATTTTTCTAGCGAAGATTGGCTTATTGACGAAAATGGAAAATCTATTGATGGAATAAAGAATTCTAAACAAACCGCCCCGATGATGAGTTTTGCACCCGGCCACTATGGAATGTCAAGTTCTCTTGATATGGAGCCCCCAGAGGGATACGTCATAAGGACAGAACCTCACCCAAGATTTTTCGTTGACGAAACCGGCACTGTTCCTTGCATGCTTGCTGGTCACATTCAAAGATGGTGGTCAAGAATATTTTTTGTAGTTTTTAAGGCGCCTAGAGAAGGAGAAGAACATATATTTCGTCCCGGAGAACCATATGGTCAAGTGTTGTTTGTTCCTCAAAAAAATAATGTAAACTTCATTCCATTCACGCCAGATGAAATTAATAAAAGAGAAAATAGAGAAAGACGAATAGGAGAGCACGGGCACAAAATAGCAACTCACGTATGGAATGATCACAAACATCTTACGTTTGATAATAAATACAAAGTACTTGCCTCCGCATACTCTCGCGGCGGATACTCAGAAGTCGACGGTTGCATTATGCAAAAGATTAATTGCAAAAAAAATAAAACGATCAAAACTAAAATACCGAATAGATTAATTCCTGCTAAAAAACATGAAACATTTCCATATTGATAAGAAAAAAGAAAAAAGAAAAATATTTATACCCGAAGGAGTTCGAGTCCCTTTAAAAAAACCTAAATTTCGTTTGTCTGTAATTTGGACTAAGATCGATTATTCAAATCGTTAAGGTCAAAATCAACTTTTTTCTCCGTTACCTTTCCTTCGCCTGTTGTTACACTTTCTTGGAAACGTTGACATAGAACCTGAAGCCTCATCTGACTCCAGAGCATTTGTTCGCCTACGTTTCTTTGAATAACAACCCAATCTTCTCTTCTGTGAGGCGTGTGAATTCTAGACCCAATTTTTGGCGGGTGACCTATTCTTTGAATTACATCTCTATAATTAAAATCAAAAACAACTTCGTCTGGCGAGTCTATGCCAAATGCACTTTGATAATTTTGACCCACAACAGGCTCGTAACTAGCATATAAAGTAACGGGATTGTTTGACCATAACTTGCCCCTGTCTTCCCGATAGAGTTTGTCCAGAGAACCAGTCTGTATAAAAACTTCATAATAAAAGACTGGAGATCCATATATCTTCATGATCTCGGCATCCCAATCATTCCAGAGACATCTTTCTGGATTATCTGGATCGAATTGCTCGAGACTGCCTGTAGTCTTGTATGGGGTTCCATCCGGATTTTTTAGCACCTGTTTTCCTCCTTGAATATATATTCAAATTTCAATTCAATTGTACTTGCGGACGAATTGAAATCTCACCACCCGTAGAAGGCAGCGTAAAAGGCGCTCCAGGAAATTCTTCAGCCCATAGAATTCTATTTGAAGTGTCCGTCACATAATATCCGTAAATACTTTGAGCGTTCGAGAATGTAAACGTGATACTTGTGTTGTAAACTGCTGCACTCACCCCCGCAATTGTCGAAGAAGTCCAATTAGATCCCTGGAGCGTCACAGCCTGATAACCAGTTGCCGATGAACTGCTACTTGTATTTACACTTGCTGCTTCTGTAAAACTCGAAGCCGTAAATGTTTCGGTTGAAAGATCAACAGAATTCGTATAAAGATGAAGTACAAGATTACCTGGGGCGGTTTTTCCTACCAAATACTCTAAAAGTCTGCGTTCTCCCTCGTCAGGCACAATGAGCGGCATTTTTTTACCTCGTTTGTTCTCTTCTAAGACAGATATATAGTAGTCAAAATATGACCATTTTCAATAAAGACGGCAAAGTATATGTGCTTAGAGAGCCCAATCCACTTGTAAAAACACAAGAAAATTGGGATAAGAAGGCCCTAGTTTTTCATAATTTTGAATGGGATGATATAAAAATCAAAAATGCCGCTCCCGCCTTTGATCCTAAAAAGCCAAAAGAAGAGAAAAAAGAAAGTGAAAAACAAGTTCGCCTAGAACCCGTAAAAAAACAAGAACCAATAATTCAAGAAGAAACAGAAGAAAAAGAACAGACTCAAGAAAGCCAGGACAGAATCTTTGATCTTCCTCATCTTAAATACAAAGTTTTGTCTTATTGTTTGCCTGCGAGAATAGAAAAAAGAAAAGATAGTCTATACGGAGAAGAATGGACAAGAGTTAAATATGATCAAAAAATTATTTTTCCTTGTATTATCATCGATTCCTCAGACTTTTCATTTGAATTTTGGACGAGCGATCCTGAACAAAAGATAACTGAGAAAAGTATCATCTATCCTTTTTCATACGAAGTCCATAACACATCGACAAATTCTTACGATAAAGTTCCTTACGATGAATATAGATGGTGGAAAGTATCTGAAAAAGAACAAAAAGAAGGTGGATGGTTGTTTCGATCAATCCCGTCAGACACACAACCTGATTTTTCTAATTGATCAAAAAATTCTCGACGATGAATCTTTCGGCTGTTCTTCTGCCACTATGTTTACCTTCATGCCCATCTTAGTAAACTGATCCCTGTACTGATCAACAGCACG